CTATATCAGTTCCTCCTGTAGTATTACCATTAGCTAATACCTCTGATAGTTCATTGTTAGCACCTATCTGAGTATCTACATAGTTTTTAGTTGCAGCATCTTGAGCTGCACTTGGGTCAGTTAAGTTTGATATTATTCCTGTAACAGCAATTCCATTGCTTTTAGTAACTAATTTAGTACTACCATTCCAATATAGTGTGACTTCTCCTGTTAAACCTTCAGCAGTTATGTAATTAGCTAAACTTCCGTTTGCATCACATTGTATATTTATACTTTCATCAATCGCATTATTTCTTATATATAAACTACCTGTATCGTTATCGATAAAAGAATTAGTAGCATTATGATATATTTCTAAATCTTGAGAAACTCCTATTCTAATCTTTTCACTATCTCCTAAATCAAGTCCATCAGAAACAATAGTTCCAGTTATGTCTACACCTGTAGAAGTTGTTTCAAGTTTTTTTGAATCATTATTATATAATTCAGCAGTATTTGAATTTACTTTTATAACTGTTTTTTCTGTACCATTGTCATTATTTATTAAACTAAGACTTCCATTAAGAGCTTTTAAATAAGCATTATTTCCGTCTCTATATATTTCTAAAGCATTAGAATAAATTGCTTTACTTGTACTTCCAAATACTACATCGTTTACATCTAATGTTCCGTCAATATCTACATTACCACTAAATGTTCCTGTAGTTGCTTCTAATGCACCAATAACTAAATCTGCTTTAGTATATCCTGTTCCACTTGTGTTTACTGTTGTAGTAGGTTCAACTTCTAATCCTTTAAATAACCTGTATTTCCCTGTTAGAGCCTCTCTAAACAGTCCTGAGTATAGTGTAGTACCAGAAGGAGTATATTTGCCATAAAAACCTATGTCAACTGCGTCTGTAGAGGTGTTATTATTAGCTAATACAATTAAAGGGTCTTTTACTGTTAATGTATCTGTTCCTACTGTTGTAGTACTTCCTTCAACTACTAAATTTCCTATTATTGTTAGATTGCTACCTATTTTAGCATCTCCAAAAACGTGAAGGTTTAATCCTGATTCTGGTGTTACTCCTATTCCTACTTGAGTAGTAGAAACAAACATAGGAGAGTTATTGCCAAAACCATCAGTTAATTGTTTAGCTGAAGTCGTTATATTTCCATTATCAGAGAACTTTACAAGCGACTGATAAGTATCTTTTATTTTATTTCCTGAAAGTGTAGCCATTATTCAAAACAAGTTGGTTGTGAATCAATATGTAAAGTACTCTCATTTGCTGTATCACCAAAATTAGTGCTACAGTATATCTCTGCCCAATTTATTGTGTTTGCCATTATCTTTCTTTTTTAAATAAGTTAATAATTTTTTTACGTTAACCTCTTTAGGTTTGTAGTTTTTCTTTATAATACCCATCCGTGAAACCCTGTATCTTTATCTGGATAAATGTCTTGATTAGAATTACTATAATACTCGTCAAATTTAGACGGTGCATTATAAGTCATATAATCTATAAATCTTTGAGCATAATACTCAGCAAAATCTCTTTCCTTTTGAATTAAGAAATCTATCTCTTCTTTACTAGCTATTTGACTGTTTTCTGAATTATGTTTATATACTCCTCCGTTTGATATAGAATATGCTGCAAACGGCAAGTATTCTACCATAGCAAAATGAATAAGCATAGGTTGTATGTAATCGTTTACTAAAGCCAAGTAATCTCCAGTTAGTGTTCCTGCTATTATATCAGCACTAATTTTATCGTATAAATCTGTGCCTAAATAATTTTGTACATGAATTTCTTGAGCTAAACTGATAAACTGTATAAATTTATCCGTATCTACATTTGAATTTAATGCAGTGTTTTTCACTAAATCTGACCGTTTTATAAATAGTGCTGTTGCCATTATTCTTCTATATTTATTTGTTCTTCTTCTATTGTATCACTATCTTCCTTTTTAATACCAGTTTCTTTTTCTATCTCAGCATCCGTTATAGCATTTGTTAAGTCAGTAAATTCTAAAGGTTGTAGTGTTTTAAAGTATATATCTAATTCAATTCCGTTGTACATTAATACTTTTTCTAGTTCATCTAGTATAGTAACCTGCATAGGTCGTATAACTGTATTATCCATAAGCAATGAAGCTGTTTGTAATTCTTCAGCATTGTTACCTAAACCAGTATTGTCTTTTATACCTACAAGCATAGGAGATACAATTCTGTGAGAGACCATTACTTTTCTCATTGATTCATCACTAAGAAATTTATATTGCTCATGTGCGTCACTTAATATGACTGGCTCAATACTTGCAGACAATTCTTTGCTATCGTTAAATGCCAATATAAATCTACCAGCATTAGAAGAACCACTAAACTTTTCTTGTATATTTTGCTCAATCAAACTTCTTTGTTCTTCTGTAGGAACACCATTGTTAAAGTTTATAAGCATACTTGGAGCAAGACCATTCTGTATATTATTTATATGATAGTTCGCTATTTCTTCTTCTAACTCTGCATATTGTAATCCTCCTTGATAATCTACAGGAGAATAGTAATAAAATCCAGCTCTATAAGGTTTGATATATAATATTTCTAATCCTGCATTACTTGAGCCAAATGCAGGTATTCTTTTAGGTTGTGTCTTGTAAGTTACTTCTGACCAATCTTTAGCATAGTAATAACCTTGTATTTCACCCTTGTTATTTGCCTTCTCTGCTCTTAACGTCTCTACAGGTATATGTTCTACTTGTACAATCTTTTTTCTGTCCTTAGAATAGATTATTTGAATTGCAGCTTGACCCATCATTTTATAGTCATAACATACTTTTTTCATACAAGATTTAGTAAAGAGCTCTTTCATTTCTTTATAATCAGCTTCTTTGTCTTTACTGTCAACAGCATCTATTCCTTTTCCATATATCATTTCTGCTATACCGTTAATAGCAGCATTATTAGTAGGACTGCCATTATATCTATTTATTAAATAATCAAAATAATTATTATCATCACCATATTCTACCCAATCTCTATTGTATTGTTCTTTTACTTCAGGGCGTGTATAAGAAGACATATTGACTATATGTATCTTTCCTTTTTCTACTTTTGGCAAAGGGTTGTTGTTGTATCTTTTTTTTGCCATTTTATTTACTTTTCTCATATTATTACAAAATCGTTATTGTATGTGTTTTCTGTAGTGTATTCTCCAGAGTGTACATCAAAGGTATTAAAATTAGTTTGATTTGTACAAAAAATAGAACCTCTATATATAATTACAGAACCATTTTTAATAGCAAATGAATAGAACCTATCTTCAATCAAAGAAAAGCTACCTGTTACAGTCATATAGCCATTAGAATTAGTTACAGTAACTGCAACAGAACTTGTAGTTCTTTTAGATTTATCAGTTAATTCAAACGTAACTGAGCTTTCTGCACTTCTAGGAATTACTTTAAAACTCTGAGCGTCTGTTGATGTTGTTAATATTACCATATTATAAGTAACAAATAATTCTTAATTTGTTTTCATAAAAAAAGGGACACCGAAGCATCCCTTTAATTACCTAATTAAATTTAGTTATTATGAATTAGTACCTACTGTTACGGTTACAGTTGCACTAGTCATTCCAGCATAAGGGTCAGAAATAGTAGGCGATGCTACAAAGTTGGCTGGTTTTACTTCCATAGCAGATAAAGTAAGTGTATAACCACTTAAATCTCCCATAGCAGCTCCAGTAACTATAGTACCTCCTGATACATCAGCTCCATGCTCTAATCCCATTAAAAATACATTTCCATTGTAATCTTCCACAGCAATATGAGGTCTTCCATAAGCTAACAATTTTAATTCTTTATTGTCTTCTTTAGAAAGCTTATGTAGTGTTAAATTTAATGTTTGTTCAAAGAATGTAGTTCCATTTTCTCTTGAAGACGTAATGTTTTGTTCAAAAGACGAGTTTCCTTTTACTTCATATTTATAGGCAGTGAAAGTTCCAGATAAATCTGTTATTTCATCATCAGTTTGTGTAACTGTACCTAAATCTCCAAAATCAGTAAAATAAACTGCTCTTATGCCACCAACAACATCTTTACAAGGTTCTTTTCTACCTAATGATAAATCGCAAGCCATAGTTTATTATTTTTTATAAAAAAAGGGTAAGTAGGCATTTACCCACCTACCCTATTTTTTGGTTAATTTAATTTATTAAGAATATAGTACAATATCAGACCCTATTCCGTACTGAACACCAGCAGTAAATCTCATAACAACTCTTACGTTTTGAGAACCATCTAAGTCAGCCATATCGATTAACTTAACTTCGTTATGGTCAGATAAAAGACCAGTTCCAAAGAATAAGTTAGATTTTTGAGCAGCAACCGCTCTGTTATCAGCTAGTCCGTTAGCAACAAATAATTTTACACCATCAAAAGATAATGCTCCATTTTGCCACCACATAGTACCTTGATTAGATACACCGTTAGCTCCAATGCTAGATACGTTTTCAGTTCCAGCAGCATTTTCTAAGATTCCAAACCCTCCTAAAGCTCTTACATAAGCTCTAGCGATGTTTTGAGATACATAGATGTATAAATCTTCTTTTCCGTATAAAGCAGAAGGAATAGCGTCAACGATAGCTCCTAGTTGAGCAATAACGTTAGCAGATGTTACAGTTGCAGCAGCAACGTCAATAACGTCACCATCAGCAGCTAATAAAGTAGTAAATCCATCGAATTCACCAGCATTTGCATTAACACCTTTCCAAATGTTGTTTTCTGTTTTTTCAGCAACTAATCCAGAAACATGACCGATTAAGTAGTCACTAAATTTAGGAGGTAAGTTGTCAAAAGCAGAGTATCCCATTTGTACAGCTTCCCAGTCACTTCTAAAGTCTTTCTTACAAAGCTCTAGGTTTACTTGGAATTCTTCTGGTTGTAGGATTCTTTCTGTTAATGTAATAGTAGCAGTGTCAGTGAAATCACAAGTTGCATCTTTGATTACGTTAGAATCAGTAGCAATTTTTTTGATTACTTCTTTGTACTTTACATTTGGTTTAATTTCAATACCACCTCTATCAAGTGTAACACCTGATAATAAAGCAGCAGAGATGTACTTACCTGCAAATTCTCCAGCATAAGTAGTTGTAATTGATGTAGTAGTAGCCATTTTTTAATTAATTTTAGTTTTGGTTTATTTTAAATTAGCAATTCTGTTCATTACTCTATCTCTAGTGCTCATTACTCTGTTTTGACCAAAAGATTTAAAGTTTTGTTTTACTTCCCCTTCAGGGTTGTGTGCGATTGGTTCTGAAGCTGGCTGAGCAGACAACTTTTCTATTTCTTTTTGCATAGATAGTTTTTCTTCACCGTAACCTAATTTCATTTCTTCAATCATTCCTTTTAATTCAGAGATTTTAGATTCAAATTCGTCTTTACTAACGTATTTCATTTCATCCATCTCAACATTTTCAGAAGCTTCCTCTATTACAGGAACTTCCTCTTGTAGCTCTTCAGAGACAACTTCTTCAGTAGACAACTCCTCTTTTACATCTTCTTGACAAGCAAGTTCAGTAAGTTCTTGAGATAGTTTTTCTTCTTCTTTAATTTGTTCCGAAAGATTTACTTCTTGATTCACCTCAACTTCTTTTACTTCATCTTTTTTAACTAAGGATAGTTTTTCCATGATGTCGTTCAAAATTGATGTAGCTTTAGTGTTTTCCATAAATTTCGATTATTAAATTAATTTATTACTTAAATAACTGTATATAAAAACCTTGTTAGATTTTTAGTTTGCAGCAAGACAAGCCGTACAATTATCGTATAGTGTAACTGATTCAATTTCTAAACCAACTTCTGTTGTTGTTCTAAGTACTGTATAACATCCTGTATGATGACTATTTTTTAATATTAAGTTATAGGTATTTCCAACGACTAAAGATATTGTGTCTGACCAAACATTATGTTTGTGACCATCTGCACAAAACTCAACTCTATACATAAAAGATTTTGGAGCTTTAGCTCTTATTCTTCCAACACCTTGACTTCTCAAAGTTCCATCACAACACTTTCTTGAATATGTACCATCTTTACACATACAACCTCTTCTTTTATTATTTGGAACAGCATTTCCTAATGTCTCGTTGCTTTTACTCATTTTTTGCTGCTTTTAGGATGTTTAGTTGGCAATAAATCGTAATCAGTTGTGTATTTAGCATTTTCTGGTCTTCCATTTCTTACCAAATACATAAAAGCATTTACTCTAGCATGTGCCCATTGTGAAGGTGATTTAACGTTTGGTGAATGACTTGTGTTGTATGCTCCAAGACCTCTTTGAAATACTGAAGCTAGCATACCAACAGTTATGCCATAACCTAATTTTTCTTTATATCTTTCATTAAAATCATCTGCTTTTTTCTTTAAAGAAGCTCTATCTTTTTCTGACACATTAGCACCTCTTTTGCCAGAAGCATCTCCTTTTGCCGTTCCTTCACCTTTAGGATTAGGATTAGGAGTGTCGGATTTAGGTGCTTTAGGACTTTTTCTTATTACTCCGTCTTCACCTACTTCTGCTAAAAAATGTTGTTCACAAGGCATATACCAAGTTTTACCTTCAAGGTCGTGTTCGTGTATTCCTTTAC